GTCACATCGACGTTGCAGAATGGGGTGATGATGGCAAGCCAGAGAAGGTCTATTACGGCCCTCTGCTTGCTGGTGAATTGAACCGCATCCAGCGCAAGCATCCTAACTTTTTAAGTTCCACATCATTTGATGCAATGGTCGATCTAATCATTCTTAAAGCTGAGAATGGTCAAGGCGAAAAGCTGTTTACGCTTGAGGATAAACCCATCCTGATGCGTGAAGAAGTGTCTGTGATTTCGACGGTTGCCGCTGCATTTATGAGCGGTGAAAGCGTCGAGGAGCAGGAAAAAAACTAAGAAACGATCCGTTCAGGTATAACCTTCTTACCTTGGCGGATCGGCTTGGCAAAACCATTGCAGAGATTGAACTTATTTCAATTGAAGAGTATAATGAATGGGTCGCTTATTTTAACCTGAGCGAAGAAAGGCAAAAGCGTGGCGGCCCAAGACCAAAGAATTGAGTTTCTGTTTGCTGCTCAGGTTTCTGGGCAGGCTGAACTTAAAAAGCTTACTGACGCCGTTGACAGTCTTCGTAAGGAAATGGAGGCGCTTAAAGCCGCTAATGGTGGTGTTGGCGCAGCAACGCAGCAGTTCACAAGGTCTATAGGCAATGCAAGCAGCCACGTTCAAGCATATCAAAAGCACTTAGATGCTCAAGCCAAGGCGATGCGGAATCATCGCCAAGGTACGCAGCAACTTGGTATGCAGTTCAATGACTTGGGTACGTCTATTTCTACTGGTGCAAGCCCAATACAGGCGTTCAATCAACAGATAGGGCAAATTGGTTACGCCATGTCCATGATGGGCGGCAAAATGGGTGCAGTTGGCTCATTCCTTGCTGGTCCTTGGGGTGCTGCGATTACAATCGCCACAATGGTGCTTGCCCCGTTGATAGAGGGTCTGTTTAAGACAGGTGATGCCGCTAAAAAAGCTGCCGAAGAAACAGAAAGGCTTGAAAAGCACGAAAGAACATTGGCTGGGATTGCCAGTGATCTTGTTGTTGCCCGCGCCCGCATTGACCAAGCAATGGGCAAAAATGTAGATAGCTATTTAGTTGGACAGCGGGAGTTAGTCAATTTAGCAAGGATTGACATCGCGTCTGCAAAAGAGTCGATTAGGGCTGCTAAATTGCGGCTTGAAGCCGCGAGAGCAAATATTGCAGCCAACAAAACAATGCAGACAATGGGTACTGGTCTTCGCGCTCCCGGTATTTCAATTCTTGGCAGAGTAAGGGAATATTTCCAAGATAATGAAGGAAAAATTCAAAAAGAAAATGAAGATTTAAGTGCAATTGAAGTTTCAATGCGAAAGCTGGAACTTAGCCTAAATAGTAGCCGTGGCGACAGTATGGAGCGAGCTAATTCCATAGCTGATAAAAATGCACAAAAGGGCTTGGCTGCTGCACGAAGGGCTGAAGCTGAAGCCGAAAGAATTGCAAAAGAAGCTGAAGCTGCGCGTGAAAAAGAAGCAAACTCAATTCAATCCTTCATGGACAAAATCGGCAAAGTGGGAATGAAGGAAATTCCTGCTTATCAGCGCGATATTGCCATGTTGGAAAAAGATTTCTTTGAACTGTCCAAGGTTGGACAGGCTGCGACCATTGCGCCCTTTAAGGCTGCGGTGGAATCCATTGAGATGGCGCACTACAGCGATATGCTCAAGGCTGATGCCGAAAACGCCGAAAAGATGTTAAATGATCTTCCTGATTTTGTTCCATCTTTCACCAAAGAAATGGAAGATATTATATCTAGGGCAGATGAAATGGATAAGTCGTTTGAAGCAATCGGAAACACAGTCAGCGATGCCTTTAAGGGTATGTTGACTGGCGCTATGTCTTGGAAAGACGGAATGCGCAGCCTTATCGGAGCCGTCATTGATGAATTGTGGAAGCTGTTTGTTGTTCAGCAAATTGTTGGCCTTATTAGTGGCGCACTTCGTGGCGGAACTGCGGCCCCTAGTGCTTCTACCGCCAGTCAAAGCATCGGTATGAGTACTCCAGGCAATTTTAAGCCACTTACATTAAGGGCGAGAGGTGGCCCTGTATCCAATAAAACCCCATACATGGTTGGAGAGCAAGGACCGGAACTATTTGTTCCTAGTGGTAATGGCACAATCATTCCCAACAACAACATGCGTGGCGGTGGCGGCGGCAGCAGCTTTAACATCAGCGTAGATGCCCGTGGCTCAAACGATCCAGCCGCAGTTCGCGCTCAGGTACAGCAGGGTATCCTTGAGGCTGCTCCTGCAATTATCGCAGCGGCAGAGTCACGCACAATGGCTAGTATGCGTAGGCCGCGACTTGGTGGAGTTATGCAATAATGGCAACAATCACATATCCTTCAACGCCAAGGCCGCAAGGAATGGCATGGCGGCTGGTTATGCCAGCACAGACCAACGTATCTGATTGGACAGGACGGCGTCAGACGCTTGCCTCTGGCCGTGGCTGGTGGGAAGCCCAGATTACCTTCCCTCCAATCGTAGGCACACTTAGCATCAATGCTTGGCGCTCTTTCATTGCCAAATCGCGTGGTGCGGCAAACGACTTTCAGGTTCCCGTCGATCCTGTTGCGCAGTCGGCTGCAACAGCAACCCCACTGGTGAACGGTGCTGCTCAGACAGGCCGGACGCTAAACACTGATGGCTGGCCTCTGTCCACTACCGTCTTACAGGCGGGTCAGTTCGTGACCATTAACAACCAGCTTTTGCAGTTGACTGAGAACGTAACATCCAACGGCTCTGGCGTGGCTGTGCTGACGTTCGAGCCACCTGTCAGGGTTTCGCCCTCGGACAATGCTGCGATTGAATACAAGAATCCGTTTTGCCTAATGTATTTGGTGGAGGAGCCAACACTTTCAGTTGAGACAGGTTATGTGTATAGCCTCTCGCTGAACTTACGGGAGTCCTTCTAATGGTTGATGCAACCACACAGGCTGCGCTTGAAGCTACAGTCGTCAACTGGCGCGTTCTAATATACGCTGACTTTTTGGGCGATGTCTTGCGCGGCACAAGCGGACTTTACAACAAAACAATATCAGGATCAGGTGATTCTGAACTGGATGGAACTTACGACAGTTTTAGCCACGATCTGATTAATGTATCGCCCGTGAAGCACAACGAATCTGGTTCTGATACTGTAACAATCTCAATGAGCGGCCTTGTTGTCAACAATGCTGATTTCTTGGCTATAATTGGTGATAAAACCAAATGGCAGGGTCGTACTGCGCGTCTTTGGTTTTATTGCGTTGACCAGAACGAAAACCAAGTTGGTTCTATTATACCTTACTATACAGGATACATGAACGAAGTTGGTATTGCGGGTGACTCTGGTAGCCAAGCGGTGAGCCTGACAATAGAAAACTATTTGGCTAGTATTGCTGGCGCACAAAACAAAACTTATCTTATCCAGAACATTTTTGATGCTGGCGATCTTAGCGGAGAAGCTTCTGTTTCTGCTGCAAACGGCATGGCTGAAGCTGGTAGCTATAACTACGGTGGCGGCGGCGCTGGCGAAAACGATTATGGGATGTCGAATTTCAGATGAGAATATCTGCTTGGGAAGAAGCTTTAGCTGACTACATTGCCATCAAAAGGCATGAGCCGTTTGAGTATGGCATAAATGACTGCTGCCTGTTCGCCGCAGGGGCGGTTGAGGCCATAACTGGTGAAGACCCTATGTCTGAGTTCCGTGGCCAATATGATAGCCTTAAAACTAGCCTGAAGGCTATTAAGGATATTGGTGCAGGAACCCTTGAAGCGACTATGGATGGCAAGTTCCCAGAGGTGGCAATAGGCCATGCGCAGCGTGGAGACTTGGCTTTCTTTGATGACAGCGTTGGTGTAGTAATGGGTGGCTTCGCTTACTTCGTTTCGGACGATGGGCTGGAGCGGATACCACGCGATATGTGGGATAAATGCTGGAGTGTAGGCCGTGGGTAAAGTTCTTAAAGGCGTTGCGATTGCTGCTGCATTTGTTGCTCTGGCATATGCTACGGGTGGACTTTCCGTTGTGGCGGCTGGTACTGCTGGAGCGGCCACCGTAGCTGGCGTTACTTTTACTACTACCTTCTTAGGAGGTATGCTTGTTTCAATGGCGGCTGCGTCAATTTTAACTGGCATATCGCAGCAGTTCCTTGGCGCGAAGATGCCAAAGACGCAGCTATCTCGCCTAAACGTCAGCCTTGATCCATCCACGCCACGCAAAGTTGTGTTCGGCACAACGGCAATGCCTCTCGACCTTCGGTATCACGAATCCAGCGGTACAGATCAAGAATATGTTGATTATATTATTGCTGTTGCGGCTCATAAAGTTGCGTCTATTACGGAAATATGGTTTGAAGAAAAGCAAGCATGGACACTCGCTGGCGGTGTTACAGGAACTTACTCTGGTTATCTGACTGTTGCTGTTCGAACTGAGGGAACGGCTGCTAACTACATTTCAATTAACGGTGGTGGCAAATGGGGTTCGACCCGTCGCCTTACTGGCTGCGCTTATTTGCATCTTCGCATTAAGCGAACTGGTCTTACCAAAAAAGCAGAGAGTCCACTGGTAAGTGGCTTGCCCAGCCGCGTAACTGTTATTGGCGACGGCGCTTTGCTTTACGATCCACGCAAAGATAGCACAGTACCCGGTGGTTCTGGCTCACACCGCGCCACAGATCAAAGCACTTGGGGCGCATACACCAATGCGGATGACACCGATAATCCTGCCCTACAACTGCTATGGTGGATGCTGGGCTGGGAGATCAATGGTAAGTTATCTGTTGGTTGCGGGATACCATATAATCGCATTGATATGGCATCTTTTATTACTGCCGCTAACATCTGCGATGAAAACGTAACATTGGCGATAGGTGGGACACAAAAGCGTTACCGCTCCAGTGGCACGGCATCCGACAGCGATGATCGATCAGACATAATAAACAACTTGCTTATCTCAATGAATGGCACACTTCGTGATAATGGGGGTAAGTTGACCGTAACAGCAATGAAGAATGATCTTGCTGACTATGTTCTGACCTTCAATGAAAACGACATGCTGGGCAGTTTTGATTGGCAACAGACCCGTGGCCTAACTGAGAATTATAATATTATCCGTGGCCGTTATGTCGATCCATCAGCAAACAGCCTTTACCAAATGGTGGATTACCCAGAAATAGGCTTTGCCGCTTCAGACGGTATTGAGCGGGTTATGTCGGTTGATCTTCCATATGTCGAAGATGGACGCCGCGCTCAACGCCTTGCCAAACAGATATTGCAGCGCAATCAGTATCGCGGCATGTTCTCTACAACCTTTAACGCCAAAGCATTGGGTTGTCAGGTCGGTGATGTTGTCCGCATAAACCTTGAGGCATTGGGCTGGTCGAACAAACTATTCCGCGTTGTGAGCCAAGAGATTCGCTTTGACGGTCAAGTGCCAATGGCATTGATCGAAGAGAATGCGGCTATCTATGCGTGGGATGCTGATGATGTTGCGCCTATAACGCCAACTGCTCCTACGATCTATGATCCGCTCAACAGCCCATTCATTCTTGGCATTGAGCAGACATTCGATCTAATCGCAAAGCTTGACGATGATGGAATCATAACCATCGATGAGAAAATCCGTATTCTCATACCGAAGGCTGCTGAACTAGAAAGCTCATATCAGGCGCTGTTTTCAATAGCGACCACACGGGCTATTTCGACAACGAATGTCAACGCAAAGAGGACCGCTTGGCTCAATCTGCTTGCTGCTATTACGCCAGATTGGGATGACACAACCGAAGATTCACCAGTTGTTCGTAACAGTTTAGACACTGCTTTGCAGGAATATGTAAACGAACTTGAGTTGCTGAATAAGGCTGTAGCGGAATACACCACACGAAACGTCAACAGGGGCGAGTGGTCAGGCTCGTCTGTGTCATACATTGTTGGCGATTTTGTGCAGCGCAACGGATCAAGTTATTCCGTAATCATTGCCCATACATCAACGGCTCTTAACGGCCCTCCTGGAGCAAACTGGGCGCTACTGGCTTCGCAAGGCACTGACGGCGCTCCTGGCGCAGACGGTGCTGACGGTGCTGACGGCGCTGACGGCGCTCCTGGCGCTCCTGGCGCGGACGGAACTCCAGCAATAACTGGCTACCTTACCAGCGAGGCTGTTCAGCTATTTGCTTATGCCAATGGCGGTGTTGTTTCCTATACACCAGCATCCGGCAGCTTTAAGGTTTTCAGCGGCAATACGGACGTAAGCTCATCGTTTGCGCTTTCGACCCTGAGCAACCCACAGGCGCTGACCGTTGGGTATGTCGGACGTACCTATTCGGTCACGGCTGGCTTTGATGCTAACGAGGATACAGCCAGCCTTACGATCCGCGCCACCGGATCAGGAACCTATACTGGCGTAACAATCGACAAGGTGTTCTCGCTGTCTAAGGCAAAGGGCGGTTATGAAATCGTTGCGACATTGCCAACAACCAACCTATTTGAAGGCCGTGTCGTATTTTTAACTACTGACGACAAACTGTATCGCTACACTGGATCGGCGTGGACAGCGGCAGTTCCTGCGGTTGATATTAGTGGAACTTTGGCTGACGCACAGATTGCAGCCCTAGCGGCGTCTAAGATTACAGGACAGCTATCAGATAGCCAGTTGGCCGCGATAGCTGCCGCCAAATTGACGGGTCAGATTACCGGAACTCAGATCACTGATGGGGCCATATCAACTGCAAAATTGATGGCTGGCTCTGTTACATCAAATGAAATTGCGGCAAATACGATTGTCGCTGCTGATATTGCGTCCGGCACTATTACTGCCACGCAAATTGCTGCGGCAACAATCACGGGTGCAAAGATTGCGGCTGGTACAATTGCAGCGGGTAACATCGCGGCTAACACTATTACGGCAAACGAAATCGCTGCGAACACAATCACTGCCACACAGATTGCAAGCAACGCTATAACTGCGGATGAAATAGCGGCTGGTGCGGTAACGGCAGCGAAGATTGGCGTTACAGAACTCTCTGCCATCACAGCAACCGTTGGGACACTGCGGACGGCTACCACTGGGGCGAGGCTTGAGATTGCAAGCAATCAGATCAGGGTGTATGATTCCAGCAACGTGCTGCGCGTTCGTTTGGGGATTTGGTAATGCCACAGGGGCTGCAAGTTTTTGATGCCTCTGGCAACATTCTTTTAGATACATCAACCATAGTGATGAAGAGGATGATTTCTTATCCGGTAACTGTAACCAGCACATCACCCAACACTATAGCTTTGAGTGTTCCTGCAACAAACACGGTTTTGGGTGCTATTGCAGTTCCGGTTTCGACAGGAGCGGCATCGGAAGTGATAGGAATAGAGTTAAGCGGCTCTAATCTTATTTGGACTGCGCGGGTAAACAATGGATTAAATTATAGTTTGGATGTGTTGATAGCATGACTGCTCTTTTTGAAGCCTATGATGATACAGGGAAATTGCAGCTTACTACGGAAGCTGTGACTTACTATGTATCCAACTCCTACTCTGTAACCACTACCAGTATGGGTGGCGGTGGTTATGGTCAGGTAATTATTAGCATCCCTAATTCAACTGATCTGGTTGCCTTCAGGTGTACAAATGGCATTAACATTTCAGGATACCGTGAGTTATCAAACTACAGGTTTATTACTCAGACACCAGTCTGCACTATTCAAATAAAAATACTTAGCCTTGCAAGAAACCTAAGCCCCACCGCAGACAGCTTTGGTATGCAATTGTTTGCGCCAGATGGCACACTTCAATTCTCAGCAGCTAGGAACATGTCGTTTTTCTTGGATAGCGTATCTGTTTTTGGTGAAGATGGAATTGGGGATGTTGGGGAAACTATGACCTTCGCTTCCGGCGTCAATCCCTATGTGGTTATCGCTGGTACTGAATATACAGGTTATACTGGCTGGGACGAGTTTGACAGCTTCCAACGCATAATTAATGTTGCTTATATGAACGCTACTACAATAGGCGTGGAAAGCGTGACCATAAATGATTGGCCCAGCTTGCCTGGTGGAAGTGGCGGATATGGCGTTGGCGGAACTTATAATGTTCTAGCGGTGTCGTGAATACTCAGTTGGCATCTAAGCCATAAAATGATAGGAAGAAGTTATGGCCTACATCTATGACCTAACTGACACTTGGAACAATGGCGGGACTTCGTTCAACGGCATCAAGATTAATGTTACAGATACCGCAAGTGCGGCTGGGTCGAAATTACTTGATTTGCAGATCAATGCTAATTCTAAGTTGAGCATCAGTAAAACAGGCAAACTAACTTCTTCTGATGTCATAGAAAGCACTACTGGTGGCTTCAAATTTCCAGACGGTACAACCCAGACCGCAGCAAGCCCTAGAACTTTGGCTGACTTGGATGATGTAGATTTATCAAATCTTGTTGATGGTAATGTTTTGTGTTACACAGCGTCAGTCAATAAGTGGCAAAATCAGGCGCGTGAAAATCTTGTTGACGGAGGAAACTTCTAATGGCTAATACACTGAGAATCAAACGTAGGGCAAGTGGCGGTGCTGGAGCGCCAGCCAGCCTACAGAATGCTGAATTAGCCTTTAACGAAGTTGATAACGTACTTTACTACGGTAAGGGAACTGGCGGCGCTGGCGGATCAGCGACAACTGTTGAAGCCATCGGTGGTAGCGGTGCTTATGTCGCACTTACTGGCGCTCAGACCATTGCTGGGGTTAAAACCTTTTCCAGCACTATTGCTGGGTCGATTAACGGTAACGCCAACACCGCGACAACTCTTGCCACTGCGCGAAACCTGTCTCTCACTGGTGATGCAACTGCGACCCTAAGCGGATTTAATGGTTCCGCCAACGTCAGCGCAACTCTTACACTGGCCACCTCTGGCGTAACTGCATCAACTTACGGCGCATCAACTGCTGTTGGTCAATTTACGGTAGATGCAAAGGGTCGGATTACCGCAGCTTCGGCAGTCAACATTGCCTTTCCTGTAACTTCGGTAAACGGCTCAACTGGAGCAGTTACTCTTACAACTAGCAATGTCGCTGAAGGCACAAACCTTTACTACACGGACACTCGCGTCAGGGCTAACCGCCTTGACCAAATGGCAGCGCCAACGGCAGCAGTAAGCCTTAATAGCCAACGCATCACAAACCTTGCAGAGCCAAGCGCATCGACTGACGCTGCAACTAAGAACTATGTTGATAGCGTAGCGCAGGGCTTGGATGTTAAGACATCTGTTGTTGCGGCCACAACTGCGAACATCACGCTCACTGCGCCACAAACCATTGACGGCATTTCTGTCATTGCCGGTGACCGTGTTCTGGTTAAGAACCAAACAACTGCTTCTGCCAACGGTATTTATGTTGTTGCGGCTGGCGCTTGGACACGATCCGTTGACGCCGATACTTGGGCTGAATTAATCAGCGCATTTGTGTTTGTTGAGCGCGGCACGATCAACGCAGATACTGGTTATGTTTGCACAGTCGATCCGGGCGGTACGCTTAACTCAACTAACGTCACATTTGCTCAATTCTCTGGCGCTGGCACATATGTTGCTGGCAACGGTCTTGCGCTTACAGGTAACTCGTTCAGCGTTACTGGCACTTCCAACCGCATTTCGGTTAATGGCTCAGGCGTTGACATTGCTTCGACCTATGTTGGCCAAACATCAATCACCACGCTTGGAACGATTGGAACCGGAACGTGGAATGGCTCGACCATTGGCATCGCTTATGGCGGCATTGGTCTGACAACTGCTGTTAATGGCTTGTTGAAGGGCAACGGATCAGCTTATTCGGTGGCCGTTGCTGGAACTGATTATCTTGATCCAAACAGCACGATTGACGGCGGCACATTCTAAAAAATACCACCCAGCTATATAGCAGATAAGGGAAAGCCACATGGCAAATAAGGTAAAGATCAAAAGGTCGGCAGTATCTGGGAAAGTCCCATTGGCTGCCGATCTTGAGCTTGGCGAACTTGCGATTAATACGTTCGACGGCAAGCTTTACACCAAGAAAGACAATGGCACGGCGTCCGTTATTGAGATCGGCGCTAGTGGTGGTGGATCAGGGACGGTAACATCTGTAGCTGCTTCTGGCGGCACTACTGGTCTGACGTTCACCGGATCACCAATCACTACAACCGGCACTTTGACGCTTGGCGGCACTCTGGCTGTAGCTAATGGTGGCACGGGTGCGACTACCGCAACTACCGCCCGTTCAAACCTTGGCGCTGCCGCATCTGGCGCTAATGCTGACATTACATCAATGACAGCCATTACAGGCGGAATCTCATCGCCTGACTTTGTGCAGTTTGATACCACGGCGACTGTCACCCCTGCCGCTGGACGCCTATATTTCAACGACGGTGAAGGTGGTCTGTCCTACATGCTCAAGGGCGGCAATGTCGTTCAAGAGGTAGGGCAATCGCAACAAGTGCTGGTTTATAACGGCACAGGCGCGACCTTGAATAAAGGCCAGGTGGTTTACAGCAATGGCGCACAGGGCCAACGCCCTACGGTTGCGCTTGCATTGGCCACAAGTGACGCGACATCTGCGCGAACGCTTGGTATTGTCGCTGAGAGCATTGCTAATGGCGCAGAGGGCTGGGTCACTAGCCTTGGCATCATTGAGAATATCGACACATCGGCATTTACTGCTGGCGCACAGCTTTATCTGTCAGGATCGACTGCTGGTGGTTTGACCGCAACTAAGCCTGTTGCTCCGATCCACATGGTCTATGTTGCGCGTTGTATCAAAAGCAATGCTTCATCTGGCCGTCTGTTTGTTACTGTTCAAAACGGCTATGAGCTTGATGAACTTCACGATGTTTCTGCTGTATCTCCAGCAAACAATGACGGCATATTTTATAACACATCAACAAGCTTGTGGGAAAAGAAGTCGATTGTAACGGCGCTTGGTTATACGCCATATAATGCCACAAACCCAAGCGGCTATATTACGAGCAGTGGTTCAATTACTGGCAACGCATCTACGGCGACAACGCTGCAAACTGCGCGGACGCTTACTATCGGCAGCACTGGCAAGACCTTTAATGGCTCTGCTAACGTGGCTTGGACTACATCTGAAATTGGCGCTGAATTTCAGCAAACTTTAGGTATCCCACGCAACAACTTAGGCGACCCCACAGTCCGTGAAGCGGCACTATTTGACGCGCAGTTTACCAACAAAACTGAACTTTATGACATAAATAACCTATGGTTTGAAACCTCCGCAGACAACGTAACTTGGACGGCGCTTGCTGGTGTTACGGATACCATGAAGCGGGCATTCCTAACTGGAGATGCTGGCACTGTCATTAACATTGCATATGGCACGGCCTACTTCCGCATTCGCATGAGGGCAACGAGCTACGTTTATCTTAATGCGCTTTATGCTTATTGGTCCGGCCAAGGACATAGCACGCAAGTGCAAATGTTTAAAAAACATGATAGCGGCGCGTGGACGCAGCACACGAACTCAACCGCCCTTGTTAACTCATGGCCTGGTCATTTATACTTACCTTTCAGCACGATACCATGGAACTCTACCGCTACACTTGGCACTCACTGGCATGAAATATATGCCTTGTTCATTCCAACTTGGAACGCGACTTATCCCACCAACAGCATCGCTCTTTATCGCGGTCAATTTTGGGGTGGCTATCCTTCTGGAAAGCGCAATATATACAGCACTAATGAATTGGGCGGCGTCACCTTCCCTAACACGGTCACTGCCACAGGTATTACAGGGCCGCTAACGGGCAACGCGACTACCGCTACTACCCTGCAAACGGCTCGCACAATCAACGGCGTATCCTTTAACGGTTCTGCCGACATAACAGTTGCGGATGGAACAAAGTTGCCTCTTTCTGGCGGCACCATGACTGGAGCCATTACGTTTGCTGGCGCACAGACATGGCCTACATTCAACCAAAACACCACAGGCACAGCAGCAAACGTCACTGGAACTGTGGCTATAGCAAATGGCGGAACAGGATCGACGACTGCGGGTGCTGCCCGTACAGCCCTTGGCGCGACCACCATCGGCGCAAATGTTTTCACGCTAACTAACCCAAGCGCAATTACGTTTCCACGCTTCAACGCTGACAATACTGTGTCCGCTCTGGATGCAGCGACTTTCCGTTCAGCTATCGGTGCTGGAACTAGCTCTACTACAGGCACGGTCACATCAGTTGGTGGAACAGGGACTGTAAATGGCCTGACGCTTACTGGTAGTGTCACAACATCTGGAAACTTGACCCTTGGCGGTACGCTTTCTGGCATTAACCTTGCAACACAGGTTACAGGGACACTGCCTGTTGCTAATGGCGGCACTGGCGCTGCCACGCTTGCAGCTAACAACGTCTTGCTGGGCAATGGTACAAGCACAATCCAAGCTGTTGCTCCTGGTACTTCAGGCAATGTTCTTACCAGTAATGGCACAACATGGGTATCTTCTGCTGCGGCTGGCGGATCGGTGGCTTACCCACAGAACATCCAAAGCGGCAACTACACGCTCGTTCTGGCTGACGCTGGTAAGCACATCTATTCCGCCAACACTGGCGCACAGACCCTTACAATCCCAACGAATGCGTCGGTGGCGTTTCCTGTCGGCTCGTTGATTACGATTGTGAACATGGGTTCCAATAAAATCTTATTATCAGCTTCTGGTGTGTCGGTTATTCCTAACGGCAGTATCACTGCCTTACCATCGGCGCAGATACCATCTGGAACATCGGTTCAGTTATTAAAGACGGCTACTAATACTTGGAACGCAACCTTTGGCACTGTTGCTGCCAATACAGTAACCGCAAGCTACCTCGTCATTGCTGGCGGCGCTAGTGGTGGTCGGAGTAACGGTGGCGGTGGTGGTGCTGGCGGATACCTTGAAAGCACGACAACACTAAGCGCAGGAACTACTTACACCATAACCGTCGGCGGTGGAGGCGCGGCTGTTTCGACCGCAACTCTAAGGGGTAACGACGGCAACAGTTCCTCGCTGTCTGGCACTGGGGTAAGCGTAACAACAACTGGCGGTGGTGGTGGCGGCTCACAAGGCGGGACTGCGGCAGGACGCAACGGTGGTTCTGGCGGTGGTGGTGCTTACCCAAGCGGCGCGGGTGGAACACCTACATCTGTTCAAGGTTTTGCTGGCGGCTTAGGCGCGACTGCAAGCGGAAATGGTGGTGGCGGCGGCGGTGCGAACGGTGTAGGTAGGGCTGCGGATGCGGCAAGCCTCCCATGTTGGGGTGGTGGCGGCAAATCTTCTTCAATTACAGGAACGGCAGTATCACGCGGCGGTGGCGGGGGTGGCGGTGGTCTTGACAGGTCCGGCGCTGGCACAAGTGGCGGAGGCAATGGGGCCTATACTTCCAATGCAGAAGCCGGAACAGCCAACACTGGCGGAGGTGGTGGCGGCGGAAGCAGTGGCCTTGGCACAAGTAGCGGCGCTGGCGGCTCTGGTGTTGTCATCCTTTCAATCCCGACTGCCGAATATTCTGGTGTAACAACTGGTTCTCCAACGGTTACGACAAGCGGCTCTAACACAATTCTGCAATTCAATTCATCGGGAAGCTACACAGCATGAGCCATTTTGCAAAAGTAGAAGGCGGCATCGTCACTGAAGTTCTGGTCATTGAGCAGGACGTTATCGATACAGGTTTGTTCGGTGATCCTGCGCTATTTGTGCAGACATCATACAACACCTATGGCGGTCAGCATCCAGAAGGCCGTCCGCTGCGTATGAATTACGCTGGCGTCGGTTACACATACGACGCGGATCGTGATGCGTTTATTGCGCCACAGCCTTTCGCCTCATGGACGCTTAACGAAGACACTTGTCTTTGGGATGCGCCGTCACCGTATCCTACAGACGGCAAGCCGTATCAATGGGACGAAGCCACATTGGCTTGGGTAGAAATAACACTACCCAGCGAAGTCAAATAGTGTTAAATAATTTTTCAAACATACCTCTATCTTGGGGCATACAATGAGCGTTCATTCAATACTTAATCACTTGGGGGACAACGTGAAGCATATCGCTGATGGTTTAGCCGTAGCGGCTGCTTTTGGTACTTTGGTGCAGTTCCTGCCACCATTGGCTTCCCTTTTGACGATAGTTTGGATGTCACTTAGAATTTATGATTGGCTGGAAGCAAGGTTCTCAGGGGGACACTTGCCAAGAGATTAGGGTGTTTAATGACTCCATTAAAAATAGACGAGAACCTGTACCAATATTGTACGCCTCGTCAGAGGGAAACCCTTGAAGCCATAGATCGTCTTGGCAGTGCCAGGGCCGCGTCCGTTGAATTGGGCATGAACATTGGCGGCGCAAGCGAAACCTATCTTGCCGTCAAGAAAAAGGCGGCAAAGAAGGGATATGCCCCAGAGCATGACTTCACTCGGCCAGTGCCGGATGGATATGTAGCCAAGGGCGTCAGCACCTACTACAACAAGGAAGGCAAGCCAGCCGGACAATGGGTAAAGGCGTCACTAAGCCATCAGGCTCTGGTAGACGCCATGCGAGAGGCTATAGACGGCTTCAAGGACGAGATACTGCCAGCCAGTGTTATCGTCGCCCCAGAAGGCTCTGAGGAGCATCTGTGCAATCTTTACACCTTCACTGATTACCACCTTGGCATGTTGGCGTGGCACAAAGAGGGCGGTAGCGATTGGAGTATTGCCATAGCTGAAAAAACGATTCTGGCTGCGCTGGTACAGATGGTCAATCAAAGCCCAAATGCACACACAGCAGTACTCAATATCCAGGGCGATTTTCTGCATACCGACGGCAAGACGCCTGTCACGCCAGCTTCAAAGCACGTTCTGGATGCTGATAGCCGATTCCCTAAGATACGCCGCTCCGCGATCCGGATTATCCGCTCACTGGTGGCGATCTGTTTGCAGCGCCATCAAGAGGTGCGCTTGATTATCGCTGAAGGCAATCATGACGAGGAAAGCGCAGGATGGCTGTCAGACCTGTTCGCTGTGCATTACGAAGAAGAGCCTCGCGTTACTGTCAATGACAGCGTGTTGCCATTCTATGTCTTTGAATGGGGCAGCACCATGCTGGGCATCCATCACGGCCATAAGGTCAAGAACGAGTCCCTCCCGCTGCTGTTTGCGGCACAGTTCCCGCAAGAGTGGGGCCGCACTACCCGGCGCGAGATACATTGCGGACATCGCCACCACAGGGACGAAAAAGAATATAACGGCGTAACGGTGGTGCAACATCCAACTCTAGCTGCTAGGGACGCTTACGCTGCCCGTGGCGGATGGATTGCGGATCGTGCCGCATGGGCTATAACCTACCATAAGAAGTACGGCGCTGTAGGGCGTGTAATGATTACAACTGAAATGCTGGAGATAACATGACTGACGCAATAAACCCACCGCACTACCAAGATCACCCATCGGGCGTTGAGTGCATCCAGATCACGGAACATATGAATTTCTGCCTTGGCAATGCCATCAAATATATTTGGAGGGCAGGACTTAAAAATAATGCTATAGAGGACTTGAGAAAAGCGCGGTGGTATATTGACCGCGAGATAGCAAGGATAGATCATGAGCAATTTTCCGATTAAGCGCATTGTGGTCCACTGCACCGCAACCCGTGAGGGCCAAGATGTAAGTGCGGCCACAATCAAGGGCTGGCATCTAAAGCAGGGCTGGTCGGATATTGGCTATCACTATGTGGTGCGGCTGGATGGCCGGGTCGAGAAAGGTCGCCCTGACACTGCCGTTGGTTCGCATGTAAAAGGCTGGAACAAGGGCAGCATCGCCATTGTTTATGTCGGCGGTTTGGACAACGACGGTAAGGCCAAGGACACGCGGACGCCAGCGCAGAAGAAGGCGCTAAAGGAAATCATCACCCGCATGAGGGCGTTGCACAAGAACGCACCAGTTATGGGCCACCGCGATCTGTCGCCTGACAAGGATGGCGATGGCGTGGTCGAGAAGCATGAGTGGCTAAAGGAATGCCCCTGCTTCGATATGCCAGCGTGGTTTGCTCAGGGGATGCCAATATGATTAGCTTGCTGTGGACACCAAACGGACGCAGGGCCGCTGCATTTGGAGCCTTGCTTGGCGGCTGCGTCATTATGACGATCTTCGCGGCTGTTGGCGTGTGGTTAGTGTCGGGAAACGCCGCGTACACCTTCTACCTAGCACTGGCTGCTCATGCGCAGATTATGCTTGGCCTGACTGCGTTTACTGCACTGTTTGTGAAAAGAAGCATAAAGGCTGGCAAAGATGGAATTGAGATAACTGATGCTAACTAAATTTGTTCCGTATCTAAAGTTCGCGCCATACGCAGGGATTGCCCTGTTCGCTATAATGGCCGCTGTGCAGTACGGCAACGCTCGGCACTGGCAGAAGCAATATGCTGCCTCTGAAAAGGTCGTGGCGCAGTATGAGGCCGCACAGGTCGCGGCCCAGGAATTAAACAAGGCAAAGGTCGCTCAGATCGAGCGCCAATATGCCGCCATATCAGAAAAGGCAGAATCCGATTATGAAAGACGTATTGCTGATAACCGCTTGGCTCTGTCTGAGTGGATGCGTAAACAAGCCAATAAAGGTAATACCGGAAGCACCGGAGCAAGCGAAGCCGCCCCAGTGTCCGGTAAAGTTGTGTCAGGAGCCGAAACGGCCATCGTTCCTGTTGCCGATCTCGAAATAGTCGCTGACGCCTACGCGCAGTTGGATGCGTTACGGGCTTGGGCGCTTGAGGTCGGTAAGGTTACGGACAATCTCCGCAGCCCTCTTTGACGTTATGATTTGATAGGTATGCCACTGACCTTCACTCCATAACAAGTTTCCGCTTGTCTTGGCGTCATCCTCTAACGCCTTGGCTGCTGCTTCTATGCCAGCGTCATAACCTGACTGCCATTCGGTGGCAGTTTCATTGGTCAGTTGCTCTATTGATTGGCGCAATCGCTCATTAATCATTGCCCCTTCTCCCGTATCTCCCAACCACGGGCGTCCAGTGCGTCGCGGAATTTTTCGGCGTCTGTTAAAAAGCTTTCCGAAAGATACCAACCCATTTTTTTCATCGCCTCAACCAGCGGGTCAGGCTTGGGCTTGGGGATGATGAAGCGTCCAAGGGTTTGCCAAATGACTTCCCCGTGAATAAAGGCTTCAGCCGCATCGCTCACCTCCTGCTTGAAGTCAGCAAGTTCCCGCTTTAATTGCAAGATAGTTCCACGATTCTGGGCGCAGGCGCGGCAAGTGAGTGGGTCGCCCACAGGCTGACCACCGGAGCGGCTTCCGTCAATGTGAACTTTGCCATACTCGGTCATTTGCTTTGTTCCTGTTCCCTGCGGCGTTCTGCAAACGTCTTTCCGTCTGCACCGCGCAAAGGCCATGCGCTGTCGGATGATACACGGTGGCTTTTGCCCATAGGGGCTGCTTGTGCTGGCTTAATCATCTGCCAATACCTCCGGTGCTGGCTGCAAGCCTTCCATAAACTTGGCCCAGACTGCCAAAGCGCCAACCATGAACGGGCCATCGTCCTGCTCACCATTTCTGATCTGGCGAATAAATTCCACGTTGCCATGCGTCATCTCAACACGATCTGCGACTATGTTTCTAAGTTCATTAAGTGTCATATCAAAATACCTTTGCTAGTTTCTGTTCCCAATGGCGCTTATCTTCGCCAGTTGTTCGCGCTGCATGATATTTGAACAGCGCAATCGCTAGTGGATCGTAACCACGGCCATCATGTGTGGAGACAGGCGGCGTCAGAGGAAGCGCGTCATCATCAGTATTCCTGCGCCTACTTGTAGCCGGAAAATAAGTGAGCGCATGGGTCAAATCGCTCATTTTATACGAAGTACCATAGTCCCGATTGATGTGCGCTAACACGGCGCTTCTGTCGGAAATATAGCTACAAAGATGGCGTACTTTATGTCGTATATCAGGTCGCATTTTTATAATCCTTAATATAATCAGATATTTGTATCTTGGCGTCTTCAGCGCCAGCACAAATAAAGCACACATAACCTACAGACGCAAGATAATTTATCCAGTCTTTTTGCTCTGTAGATAATCTGCCGCCTTTGACCCGTTTCATTTCGATCCACAGCTTGAGCGCAGGGATGAAAAGGTCAGGGACACCAGGGGCAACACCTTCGACCTTCAACTTGGCTGCAACTGCCTTTGATCGAAGGCCACCGTTCGGAATCGCAAATATCCGCATTGGTCGGTAGGTCTGGCGGAACCACATTACAACTTCGCGCTGTTCCTCATGCTCTGTTGGTATTCTATAGGTCAAAATGGAACCTCCCATGACCAAGCGGCACACTGCCCTTGGCTATTAACGAAATCGGCTGGCGGATACATGTTAAAGGCAAAGCACTTTCCGTCCCCTGCAAAGTGGTCACAAGTGTGGCAACATTTAGGCGGACCTGCGTTCATCCATTGCTCATACTGCACCAAGAAATCCGGCTTAGGCAAACGCTTCATTATTCCATTCCCTTCTTAAAACCCTATGATATTTACCGTCGCGCTTATAGCTAATGACAATCGGCGGGTGAGCATCGTTCAGGCGCTGCGCCCAATCCTCAAGCAAACTTACGCCATCAAATGTTGCCCCTGCGCTTTGCGCTATCTTGACCAACTGCGTTATGGCCTTTTGTCCGGCATATCCCTCATGCGTCACAGGCAAATATTCAGTCACACTCGGATCAGTCAACTCGCCATAATATGACACAGCAAGCATGTCCTTGCCACTGGTTTTGCTGGTGTGCTTGCGCCACAGCCATTCGGTGACCACCATCTCTGTTCCGGACACGCCCATGATGTCATCATTGTGCAGCTTCAGAACTGGCTTTTCCGGCTCAGGAAACGCCATCCCGCAAGCCGGACATTCTTTGGCACTAATGGCGACCAGTTCGTCACAGTTATCGCAGACCTTGACCGGAGCCTCACCCGCCCCTCGCCCCTCCTCACCCTTGCGCTGTGGCGGGGTGACATCGATGATTGGCCCATGCGTCCGCACAACTCCAGCGAAGTCTAGCACCAAGCAATGATCTGTATGCTCCTTTAGCCTCATGCCGCGACCAGCCATCTGGACATACAGGCTGGCGCTCATAGTGGGGCGCAGCATCGCAATCAGATCGATGTTCGGCGCGTCAAAGCCCGTGGTCAGAACATTGGCGTTGGTCAGCGCCCGTATCCGACCAGCCTTAAAGTCAGCCAGTATCTTTTCCCTATCTTCCTTTGGCGTTTCCCCTGTCACACATGCCGCACTGATGCCTTCGCGCCTGAGCGATTCGGCTATGGCGTGGGCATGGTGGACGCCAGTGCAGAAGAACAGCCAAGACTTGCGACCCTCGGCCAAGGCAATCACTTCCCTGACAACGGCATCGTTGTTCTCGTCGGTATCGACGGCAGCTTGCAGTTCGCTCTCAATGAACTCTCCGCCGCGCTTGTGGACGCCTGACAGATCGTAATTAGTCTTGGTGACCTTGGAACTAAGCGGGGCAAGAAATCCCTTCTGGATCAGTTCTTCAATGGTCACTGGGTCGAGCAAATCATCAAAGATGGCTGGCTTATCCGTAATCAGCCCATGCCCCAGACGATATGGCGTTGCCGTCAGCCCAACCACTCGCATGGATGGATTGATAACCAGTAACGCATCCAGAAATGCGCGGTACATGCCAATTGCCTTGTGGTTGACCAAGTGGCACTCATCAATGATGCAAATGTCGATGTGTCCTACGCGGCTGGCCTTGCTCCAGATCGACTGAATGCCAGCAAATGTTATTGGTTCGCCAAGCTGCTTCCTGCGCATCCCAGCCGAATATATGCCCATAGGCGCACCCGGCCAATGCTGGCGCATCTTCTCAGCGTTCTGTTCGATCAGTTCCTTTACATGGGTCAGCATCATAATTTTAGTGTCAGGCCAATTCTGCACAGCATTCTTACAAAATGCAGCAACAATATGACTCTTGCCTGATCCTGTCGGCAGCACCAAACATGGGTTGCCTTTGTTGTTGCCCATCCACTTATATAGATCATCTATGGCGCGTTGTTGGTATGGTCGCAGCATCAGCCCACCACTTCCGCGTCAGGAAACATCGCCTTAATCGACAGAACGACCTGATCGTCCAGCGCCTCTGCGTTGGCGATAATCTCGCGGCTCTTGTAACCGCCCTTGCCATTTACGATCCACTTGTCGCCAATCTTCCACTTGACGCTGTGACCATCGTCTGAGCCTTCCATAGGCCAATGCACCATGTCTGGATGCAGGATGTGGTCATCGCAGCCTTCGTGCTGGAAATCCTCTGGGATGGCGTCGGCTTCATGACGCTCACAACGGAATGTGGAATCCGCCATTGCAGTGCTGTGCGCACAGGTGCGGCAGTTGACACGCTTGGTCGGCTCCTGCTTGTGGCAGAAGCTGTGTGCCGGACAGAACTTGCACTGATACCAGCTAGGGTCGGCACTGCACGGCTCAGGCATACGATCCGACATGGCGATACGCTTGCCGCGTATAATCGCGTCCTCGGCCACCTTTTTGTCGTATTTTACACGCTCGGTGTAGATGCGGTCATCGTCCTTGCAGACCGCCAAATAGAGGGCGCGGTTAATGCTGGTCCCGTGCATATAAACTTGCATCTGGATAAAGTGCATGGGCTTGGACTTCTCCACGCCGTTCTTGACCATGTCATCAAATGATTTCTTCGAGTGCGTCTTAAATTCAGCCACATGACGCGCCTTGGGAGCCTCTGGGACGCCCTTTTCGATCACGCCGTCAAGACTGCCGCTGACATGGTTGCCAAAGTCTACGCGCCTCTGGCTGGAGCGAATGTCGATACCAATGTTGCGAAGGTCACGAATGATGGTGTCTTCCTCGCTGTGTCCACGACGGAACAGGCGCAGGATGCGGCCATCGAAATCCTCAACCACTGCCCAGCGAAAGTTAATCCAAAGCCACCTGTCGCAATGGTGTCCCAAGAGGCTAACGCCCATGTGAGGGCGTGGCTTAGACTTTTTGCTTGCGTGGTATTGATCTATCATCGTTGCGATGGTATTAACTGGGTCGGGCAACTTGCTCATTGTGTTATCTCCTTTCCTACAAGCTTCCCCCGCCCTAGTGATAGAGCGGGGGTTTTTGTTTACTTAGCCCAAGGTGGCTTTGCGCCGCCGACAGATGCGGTAGGTTCTGGAGCAGAGGTAGATGTTACCTGTGGCAATGCGCCGGATGCTGACTTAAAGCCGCTAACTTCATTACGGGCATCGTAACCATTTTCGGCTGGCCGAATCTTTACGCGGATGCAGATGCTGCCGCCGACCAGTTCGTCAGTGTCTTGGATTTTAGCCAAGCCGACAGCCCTCATGATTTCACCAAGTTGCTGGCGACCAATGGCTTCCGCCTTCTCGCTCTGGTTGCGGACGTTGACTGTGCCAAAAACCACACGGCCCTGCTGCGTCGGACCAGTGATGTCATAGCGCATGTCAATCTTTTGACCTGTGCCAGCCTTGGTGTTGTTCAATTCCGCCTTGGTGATAGTGGCGTTGTACCAGCCCTCTGGAATCAGATCATACGAACGATCCGAAACAGGAAGGCTGTCTGTCGAAAATGTTTCACCTAAAAATGCCATGTCTTAATCCTTTTTAACGATAGTGAATGATGGACGCCCTGGTGTTGAAGTAATTGCGTCCAGTAGCGGGGTAGTGATTGCTGGGTCGGTTGACTTCCAGACTGCCGCATTGATCTCCGGCTTCCACCGGAAGAGGCATTCTAGATGCGCCATCAACCCATGCTCTATCGCAATCTCTTGCAGCTTATCGCTGTTGATCCTGCGATTGATGCGGCCTTCGATCTTGACCTTGTAGCCGTCGGCCTCAAAGTTGGCCGTCTTGTCGAGGTTGGATGGGACGTTAAACTGCGCCACCATCTGATCCTCAAGTTCACGGCGCTCTGCCGTTGCTTCAGCCTCTCTGGCTTTGGCATCCTGCCATTGTTGGTAGATGTTCATCACGACACACCTCCAATCTTGCGAATAATCTCCCCAAGGTCAGGCGATTCCCAAGCATCAAGTTTGCCTGAGCGATCCTTAGCCAGCCACAGACCATCGCTGTCGCACATAATGGCACGTTGAGCATTGCCATCCGCATCGCGCTCAACACGCAAAGCCAAGACTTCGTCGAAGAAGTAGGGCAGACCCTGCGTCAAGGACTTCCCTGGCATTGATGGGTTGTAAAGCAACTTGCCCATCTCGTCGGTGGACTTTTCCAGCTTGGCACTCATGTAGACATGCTTGTTCGGCAAATCACGAAACGCACGGATCAGTTCCTGCATGACGGTGTTGAGTTCGCCGTAAGCAGCGCGACCATCCTTGTTGGTGCGCAGTTCATGTTGAAGGACAACCTCGGCTACTTCACTGATACTGTCGAGTGCAACGCTTTCAAAGCCAGCGGCTTCTTCGCTGTCCTTGGCCCACGCATACGCCTCGCGTAAATCTTCCATGTTCTTAATTTCAATATAAGCAAGGTCAGCGTCTTGGATGGACAGTAGCCCACCTTCAGCCGACAGAACCACAGGGTTAGGCAGTGTGCGGATAAGAGATGTCTTACCAGCGCCAGCCTGACCGTATACAAGCAGCTTAACACCATTGGCGGTTAGACCTCCGGTCTTCTTTAGATTAATAGCCATTGAAGGCTCCTTTCGTTTCAGCACAATTCGGACAATCCAGTTAGTGCGTAGAAATGCCTTTACAGCCAAATTTTGATATGTAAAGGAGAAAAATAACATTAAAAAGGAGATAGTCAGTGGTTGAAATAAACTGGATTAAAGAAGGGCTGTTAGATAGACGCCCAAAGGTTGTGGCGGAACGCACTGGTCTGCATGTCAACACCGTTACCCGCATAAGGGATGGTAAAGAAGATAACCCCAAGATAGACACGCTTAATAGGTTGGCGCGTTATCTGATTGGGGAAGGGGAATAATGGCTGATCTAACAAACATCTTGGGCGGCTCATGGTCACCGCCAGCAGAGATTAAAACAGACCCACCGGAACTACAGCTTCGTGATGCCATAGAGAATAGTGGCATGACACCGCCAAAGGACATTGTCCTTGACGGCAAGATGCACCGCTTCAACTCCGGAACCAAGGGCAAGGGCGGACACGACAAGTCCGGCTGGTACATTGCCTATGGCGATGGGGTTCCCGCTGGCCGCTTTGGCTGCTGGAGGGCTGGCATGGAAATGACATGGAGGGCGGACGTTGGCCGTAAGCTGACGCCATCCGAAGAGATGGCAAATGTCCGGCGCATGTCAGAGGCTAAGGCCGCACGGGACATCGAACTAGCTAAATCGCGGGAGGTGGCATCGAACACCGTCGAGAAGATTTGGTCAGAGGCAACCGCTGCTCATCCAGATCACCCATATCTTTCCCGCAAAGGCATTGGCGTCAATGGCGCGAGGGTCACAGGCGACGGACGGCTGGTTGTTCCCCTGTTTAGTCCCAATGGCAAATTATCCTCGCTGCAATATATAGATCGTGAGGGTGGCAAGCTGTATCATGCAGGGGGCCAAACAGGTGGCTGCTCTTGGCTGGTCGGCACAATGGACGAAGCTGGCGTTTTGTATGTGGCCGAAGGTTTTGCCACAGCAGCCACTATCCATCAGGTAACAGGTCGCCCATGCCTTGTGGCCTATTCTGCGTCAAACCTTGTTCCTGTAACTGGTGAGGCGCGGGACAAATACGGCCCAACCCAAGAGATCGTCATTGTGGCGGACAATGATGCGTCCAACACAGGTCAGAAATATGCTGACCAAGCATCAGCCAAGTTTGGTGCGCGGACCATAATGCCACCCTTCCAGGGCGATGCGAACGACTATGTGGCGTCTGGGGGCGACCTTTCGGTGCTTCTGATTCCGCCTGTTTCGGATTGGCTTATCCCAGCCGACGAGTTCTGCACTAAGCCAGCCCCCATCAAGTGGATGGTCAAGAACTGGATACAGGATGATGCCCTTATCATGATCCACGGGCCGTCAGGCGGGGGCAAGACCTTCGTGGCGCTTGATTGGTGTCTGCACATTGCCTCCAAACTGACCAATTGGAACGGACACAGGGTTAAGAACGGCACGGTGGTCTATCTGGCTGGTGAGGGGCATCACGGTCTGCGTTCGCGTATCTCGGCATGGAAACAGCACCACGGCGTATCAAGCGTCAATATGTGGCTGTCCAAGGCTGGCTGCGATCTGAACACGCCTGAAGGCTACATGAAGGTCGTAGAGGCCATCAGGGCGCTACCGCATCCGCCCAGTGTCATTGTGGTCGATACTCTGCACAGGTTCCTGTCAGGCGACGAGAACAGCGCACAGGATGCCAAAACAATGATTGATGCCTGTGCTGCGCTTATGCGTGAGTTCGGTTGCAGCATCATCCTTGTCCATCACACTGGCGTGTCAGATGAGGCCCAGCACCGGGCGCGTGGATCGTCAGCTTGGAAGGGCGCTCTTGAAATCGAAATCAGTGTTGTCCCAGCCAGGGGCGATGGTCCCATCCAGATCGTACAGCGTAAGTCCAAGGATGCCGAAGAGGCAAAGCCTGTCTATGCTGTACTGAAACTTGTACAGATCAACGGCTGGTTCGATGAGGATGGTGATCAAGTGTCCAGTGCGGTTATAGTGCAAACTGAGGCTCCGCCTGAAACACGCAAAGAGGCGAAGCACACAAGAGACTTTAAGATATTTGACAGTGCTTGGCATAAGGCGGGAAGGGAAGTCAGGGATGATATGCCCTACCTAAGTAAGTCTGCACTCAAAGAATATCTGATGGAAAAGAAGATTGCCACGACTGAGCAAAGTGCAACTAAAATGGTTCAGGAGGGTCAGACCAATAGGCTGATTGGAAACCTCATTGTGAGCGAAATGATTACCCCTCATGAGCATGGTTGGGTCGTAATTTGTCCCGAAAATGGCTCAGCAATGATGACTTCACGAAAAGACTATAAATAGGGGGGTGGACAAGGTGGACAATTGAGGACAATTGGAGAATTGTCCAGTTAAAGTGACGCTTTTCTGCGGGTTTTAGATAGGGGTGGACAAGAAGGTGGACAAGGTGGGGGCAAGGTAGGCAGTACTGGACAGACAGGACAACACACCTATAGGTGTTGTCCAATTGTCCACCTGTCCTGCGGGGTGTCCTGACCACTTGTCATTGGACCTCTGGTGATATAGAATTAGGTATGCGGAAAGGAAGATTATGAGTAAGAGTAATGATGAGTCTTGTGGGCAGTGCTTGTTCTTTCAGGGAAGCCCTTCTGGCTCTCATGGATTTTGCAAACGATTTCCACCTGTGTTCACGAACATGGATGCAGAAGGTCGAGCCAAGTTTTTCAATCCAGTGACCTCACCGTTCAATTGGTGTGGTGAGTTCGAGGACACAGACTGATGTTAGCAATGAAACTCGACACCAGCGACTTGGATCGTAAGTTTGCTCTCCTGTTGGAGATGCCGCGAACGATTGAAAAGGCTATTGTCGGCGCAATGACCGACACGGTCAAAGAAGTTCATGCTGCTCAGATACAGGAAATGAAGCTGTCGCTTCACATGCCTACACCTTGGATTCAAAGGGGTCTGAAGATGTCTTTACCATATGGTAAGGATTTTATGGGCAAGAGCGCCAGGTATGGTCAAACGCTTGCCAATTCCGGTACGTTCTTTGAAGAAGGGCCAACTGGAGCAAACCCTAATGGCGTTATTCGTCCACACATTAAAGGTGGACCTCGAAAATTAAAGGCGTCTGAATATCGCATACAGTCAGTTAGCCGTGGTGCTGGGCCTTATACCATTATGGGTAGATCATACCCAAAGAACATGCACGGGAACATCCCAGCGTCTGTTTATAGCCGCATGGTGTCTGATCTTGGCGCTGTGCCTACAGCAATGCCGAAGGCTGAGAATAACCAGGCTAAAGCAGCTAAGTTCTTTTTGATGAAGCGCGAAGATGGGCAGGAGTTTATTGCGGAGCGCGTTGGCAAAAATGATTTGCGCACAGTCCTGATATTCACTAACACTGCACCAAATTATAAACAGCGTTATGATTATTATGGCGTTGGCAGGGAACAGGTAGCTTATTCGCTGCCTCGCCATTTTGACCGAATATTAATGAGATATATGAGTAAGCTGTAGGATATAACATGAACGATAATCTAGAACATGAAGGGCCAAAGCATTTGTTTGCTACGGACCTGTTGAACTCTCTTATGATCCTGTTGGACAATGCTGCCAAAGAAGGATTGGATCGCCGGGATGATGAGGGATTGATTTACGATTGGGCATTCTGGTCTGGCGAATGCGCCAAGGCGCTGGGCGTAAAGAAAATTTAGCCCAGAAATCGTATGCCCCCAAATTTTGGCCCATAAATCGTATGGGGGGGTCAGGCTCCATAAATCGTATGGGGGTATGGGGTCGATTTTGGCCGTTCCCCGTCTGTTCCCGTTTCGCTGACGCAATAATGTTGCTTTGACCTGCAACAATGTTGCCAGCGCAATAGGCGCGGCAATCCGTCAATTTTAGGCTTTATATATATGGGGGCAACGTCGCGCCGTCGTGCCGTCAAAATAATTTTGATCCCGCGTCATTTTTATGTTGACGCGACGTTATGTCGTGTTTATTGCGGCGATATTGATTTTAAAAATGGGAGTAAATTTTATGTCTAACGTAAATATCGGCTTGATTGTGATTGCAATTTTCTTAGCAATTTTTGGCGCGGCATTAATTGTTGGACCGGCCCTTGTGGCTGGCAATGTTGTGTTGGCTATATTGTGCGCTTGCATGTTCGGCATGTGGGCAGGCGTTTTTATTATTGAACAAAAATAACGTTTAATTTTTTAGTATAGGATATTTTCTAATGCTTCATTTTATCAATCAACCGTTTGCATATAATAATGCTTTTCCCGAAACGTCCCTTGCCTTTGATATATCGGCCCTATCGCTTGATATCCAATTGCAAATATTGGGCAATGAACAAAACCGTTCACTATTTTCGCGCTTGCCTGAAAAATTGCTTGGTATCGATACCAACGCCAAAACAATTAAGGGCGAAAAATATGGGATAAAAACGGCGATCTTATACCTTATGCCAGCAATGGGAAGCGGCGTTAACTTGTGCGCTAATGCCGTTATTGCCGGTTGCGTCAAGCCTTGCTTATTCACCGCAGGGCGCGGCGCTATGTCTAACGTTATGCTATCGCGGTTGCGTAAGACATTATATTTCAATCAATATCGCGATCTTTTTATGCATCAATTGCATAATGAATTAATTCGTGAACGGGCAAAGGCAAAGCGCAAAGGCTATAAGCTTATAGTTAGGCTTAATGGGACAAGCGATATCCGTTGGGAAAATATCGCCGTTTCGGGATATGCTAACATTATGCAAGCCCTGCCAGATATAATCTATTATGATTATACCAAGCTTGCTAACCGCCGCAATATTCCAGCCAATTATGATCTAACGTTTAGCTATAGCGGCGTTGAAGCTTATCGGCCTTTTGTCGCTAAGGCCGTCGCTAATGGTGAACGGATCGCCGTTGTGTTTCGCAACCGCGCAATTGTGGAAGCAATGCTAGCCAATGGCGAAACGTTTTTAGGCCTTCCCGTTGTGGACGGTGACGATAGCGACATAAGACACCTTGATCCAAAGGGCGTTATTGTGGCGCTATATGCAAAGGGCAAGGCCCGTAAAGATCAATCTGGTTTTGTTGTGGGATAATGGCAATGAACAATTGGACAGCATGGGCAATATTAGCGGACGGTCAAAAGATTGCTTGGCCTAACCTTAGACAAGCGCAAGCAAAATGGCGCTTTGACTTTATCAAGCGCGGCATGTTGTGGCGCGGTATAGACGTTAAGAAATGCGGCTATCATATAGGGCTTGATCATGAAAGTTAAGGCATGGCGCAAGGCCCGCGCACCAATGACTCAGGAACAAGCGGCACAAGCCTTGGGATTGTCAGTCAGGCAATACCAGCGACTTGAGGCAGGGCATAGCAAGCTATCTGGTAGCGTTGCAAGATTAATGGAATTAATATCATGAGCAATAACCATATAATAATTGAAACTAACCTAACGCCTGAGCAAGCGGATCAGATAAGCAAGCTTGCGCGGCAAGTTAGGCAAGGGCAAGCCAAGCTTAACGCCTATATCAGGGAACAAAACAAGCCGCACCTTGTGGCTAGGCGTTGGCTTAAAATGCAATTGATCCGTTGGCTAAAATAGCCGCTATCATATAATCAAAACAACATAGGGCCGCCATTGCGCGGCCCTTTTCTTTGCCTATCGCATAGGCTTGCCAGCCGTTGCCCGCCATTGTGCGGGCTTTTAGCGTTTATGCTATAGGGCCATTTTAAGGCCGTTTCAGGCTATGCTGTTGCCTTTAGCTATATAGGTAGCAAGGCCTCTAATATTGACGCCATAGCGTCTATTTATGGGCGGCTATGGGCTATGCCAGCGCGGCATGAAAAGTAGGTTCTTCCAGCCAGACGCCCCGTGCGGGTGATTGGAAGCCCAAATTTTTCGCAGAGAGAGCAATTTCCGAACCTGATCTTTTGTGACAAAATTGCCGCAACTTGCGTTTTGCTTTTCGGGTGATTATGATAGGCTTATGGAAAGTAAAAAATGCTCTCAATGTCGCCAAATACAGCCACTTTCTTGCTTTGCGTTGCGTTCAAGGCGGGGCAAAACTGGAGTTCTTGTCAATCCATCTTCATGGTGTCGGGAATGTGAAAAAATTAAAGGCCGTGAATCAATGCGTAAAATGCGATCTACACCTGGGGGATTAGAGAGAGCGCGTTTGGCGACCCAAAGACATAGAGAAAAGATTGGCGGAAGGGCGGAGGCTCGTGCCAGACAGAGAGTTATCTTTGATGGCGTAGAAATGACGCACAGAGAACGTGCGGAAATTAGGGCGCAGCGCAAAATGGACGCGCATCAGGAAAGGCAGATGCTAAAGCAAAAAAGAAAAGCAGAACGCGAAGCAATTAAGGCTGAGTCCCTAAAGTCTAAGCCGTGGAATGCGCCGGGGTTAAGCAGTGCTGAGAAATTTAGGATTCGCTATGCACTCGATAGTGAGTTTAATATAAAAGAGAGACTTCGCTCTGCTATGAGGCGAAAGAGACAAGGTTATAAAATGGGGGATTTAATAAGGGATGCAATTAAAAGGAACGGTGCATCTGCAAAGTTTGAAGATTTTGTAGGATATTCTACTCAGCAATTAAAGACGCACCTTGAGGCTCAATTCACCAAAGGCATGGATTGGGAAAAGTTCCGCCTTGGTGAAATTCATATCGATCACATTGTACCTATCTCTTCTTTTGACCTATCTAATCCAGATGAATTAAAGAGGGCTTGGGCCATTACCAACCTTATGCCGCTTTGGGCAAAAGATAATATCATTAAGTCTAGTAAGCGCATTTATCTGATTTGATTTGGTTTTGTGTTTTTCGGCAATTTGCCAGCATAATATTTTTGAGGTATTTACAGACCTGATGGAAAAAAAGAACTCAACTGGCGGCGTTATCATTGGCTCGTCCTATGACGAAGCCCGTACCCGTAAGGTGAACGCAGAGGCTGAGATTGCTGAACTGGAACTCGCCAAGATTCGCGGCACTTTGTGCATGACCAATGATGTGGTGGCGGCTTGGGAGAGCGTCCTTCACGCCTGTAAGGCCAAGTTTCTGGCGCTGCCCACTAAAGTCGCGCCAATTTTAGCCACAGAGACAGATGTTGTTGTCGCCAAGGATTATTTGGAGAACGCAATCCGCGAGGCGCTGACCGAATTGTCTAACTACCAGCCAAGCATCGACCCTGTCCGCACCGGATCGGTGACGCAGGAGGCCACAGAGGAAACGGCGGTTGTCGAGCAGCCAAAGCGCAAGGTTGGTCGCCCCAAAAAGGGTCGAACGATAATCGTATGATCGAACAAGCCACCAGACAGGCCGCACTAGAGTTAATGGCGAAGGCCATGCACCAGATGACGCCACCTCCGCGCATGAGTGTGGCGCAGTGGGCTGACCACGAACGAAGGCTGGACTCGCAGAGCAGTTCGGAGCCTGGTCGATGGGTCACGGCGAGGGCTGAGTATCAGCGCGGGATCATGGACGCCTGTTCGGACCCGCTCGTCAAAGAGGTTGTGGTGATGTGCGGTGCGCAGCTTGGCAAGTCTGAGATGTTGCTGAACACCATTGGCTATCACATGGCCCACGATCCAGCGCCAATCCTAATGATGCAGCCAACCGTGGATATGGCTCAGTCGTTCTCGAAGGACCGCGTCACTGCGGGTCTTCTCCGTTCAACCCCTTGCCTTCGGGACAAGGTCAAAGACAGTAAGGCTAAAGATGCAAACAATACTACTCTCCATAAAGTTTTTCCCGGTGGTGCTTTATCTCTTGTTGGCGCTAACTCTCCTAGTTCCCTTGCTTCTCGTCCGATTCGTGTTGTTCTTTGCGATGAAGTTGATCGATATCCTCCTTCTGCTGGGGAAGAAGGTGACCCTATATCTCTTGCCAAACGAAGAGCAGCCACCTTCTGGAACAGGAAGATCATTCTAGTATCCACGCCGACAAATAGGGGCGGGAGCCGGATCGAGTCCGCCTACACTGAAAGTGACCAGCGCAAGTTCATGGTTCCGTGCCATGATTGCGGCCATAAACAGGTTTTGGCGTGGTCAAACGTGACTTGGACCGACGATAATCCCAGCACGGGGGCATATCACTGCTCCGAATGTGGGTCGGTCTGGTCCGATACGGATCGGCACAGGGCTGTTCGCAATGGTGAATGGGTGGCTTTTGCGCCGTTCAACGGTGTGGCAGGGTTCCACCTCAACGCACTTTACTCGCCTTGGTCGGTGCTATCTGACGCCATCGAAGAGTTTCTGGCGGCTCGGAAGAACCCAATGCGGCTTAAAACCTTTGTAAACACCTTCCTTGGTGAGACATGGGAAGATGCTGGCGAGGGCGTTGATGATTATGCTGTGGCCCAGCGCAAGGAAGATTACGAAGGCATCCCTGATGAGGTTGTGCTGCTTACGGCTGGAGCCGACGTTCAGGATGACCGCGTCGAGGTAGAGATTGTGGGCTGGGGCGCTGGCGAAGAAAGCTGGCAAGTCGATTACCATGTGATTTACGGCGATCCGTCTACCACACAGCTATGGCACAAGGTCGATGAGGTCTTGCTGGCAACCTATGAGCATCCGTGCGGTGAGCCAATGCTGGTCCGCGCCACTTGTATTGATACTGGCGGACACCACACACGCGCCGTTTACAACTATGCCAAGACTAGGGCCGGACACAGAGTGTTCGCCATCAAGGGTGTTGGCGGCGAGGGCAAGCCGATTGTCGGGCGTCCGTCCAAGAACAACATTGGCAGGGTTCCGCTCTACCCCATTGGCGTTGATACTGCGAAGGAAGTGCATTACTCGCGCCTCAAGATGGATGAGGCTGGCCCAGGCTATTGTCACTTCCCAGCCAAGCGGGATGACGAATACTTTAAGCAGTTGACTGCCGAAAAGCAGATGATCCGATACCACAAAGGCTTTCCGTCGCGGGTCTGGGTTAAAACGCGAACAAGAAACGAGGCTTTAGACGTTAGAGTGTACGCAATTGCGGCACTTACAATCCTAAATGTAAATATGGATAGCGTGGCTCGTAAGTTTTATGCTAACATGGAAAAGCATAAATTGCCAAATGCGGAAGAAGCTGATAAACCCCATCCTTTAGCGGGTGGTAAAAAAGCTGTCCGCAGGGGTGGCTTTGCTAACAACTGGCGCTGAGGGATAATGGCTAATCTTTTTGACGAGAACGAAGCACCAGAAGGCGAACCACTGAAAATCGTTGTTGGCGATTTTATTCAGTGGAAGAAATCGTCGCTTGCAGAGACATATCCTCCTGCACTTTACTCTGCCAACTATGTTGCGCGGATCACCGCTGGTGGCACAAGTGAGATACAAATAGCAGCTACTGAAACAAGTAAATACTATTTGTTTACGGTTAGCAGCGCAACATCCGCTGCTTTTGTTTCAGGCTTTTACCATTGGCAACTTGAAGTTACGCAAACGTCAAGCGGCAACCGGATTGTGGTTGAGCGTGGCGAGTTTGAATTGGTTCAAGACCTTGACAACAATGGCGCTGATCCACGCAGCCATGCTGAGATTATGCTGGACAAGATTCAGTCTCTTCTACAGGGCCGCGCCGACAAGGATGTATCTTCTTACTCCATTCAGGGTCGATCCATTGCCAAGATGTCCATTGTGGACTTGTTGCAATGGCGTGATTATTATCGCAAGGAAGTTTTAAAGGAGCGGCGCGATAACGCTATTGCTCTTGGAAAGCCGACCAAGACCACGATGAAGGTACGTTTCCTATGAGTTTGTGGCGTGAAGCACTGGGCTTGCCCCAGAAAAAGAACAAGGTAGCGAAGCGTAATTATCACGCTGCGAACACAGGTCGGCTATTTGCCGACTTTATGGCATCTAGTCGTAGCCCTGATAGCGAATTGCGCCCTGACCTTGTCCTGATGCGCAACCGTTCGCGTGAACTGGCGCGGAACGATGTCTATGTTAAGCGTTTCCTGAACTTGCTGAAGACCAACGTGGTTGGTGAAAAGGGCATGACCCTGCAAGTTAAGGCGCGGAATACTAACGGATCATTGGATGCCATCGGCAACCAAATTATCGAAGACAGCTTCTACCAGTTTGCTCTAAAGGGCAATTGCACAGCAGATGGTCGCCTAAGCTGGATCGATTTGCAGAAGTATGTGATGGAAGCCACCGCTCGTGATGGCGAAGCATTCTTGCAGATTGTCCGCAACCGTTCGTTTATTCACGGCATTGCATTTCATCCTATCGAATCTGACCAGATTGATGAGCAGAAGAACGAAAAACTGCGTAACGGACGCGAAATCCGCATGGGCATTGAGGTTGATGAGATGCAGCGGCCCGTTGCTTACTGGGTGAAGAAGCGTCACCCCGGCGACTCTGAATTTTCTGCAATATCTATGAATGTTTCAGATCGTATTGACGCTAAGAATATTATTCACGTTTACGATCCGCTTCGCGCTGGTCAGACACGGGGTGAGCCTTGGATGTCACCAGCTATAAGCCAGTTGAAGATGCTGAATGCTCACCGTGAGGCTGAGTTGGTCGCCTCGCGTATGGCTGCGTCCAAGATGGGCTTCTTTACCTCAGACACTGGCGAAGATGCCCCAGCCGACGATTACGACAATACTGTCCCGATCATCGATGCTGAACCCGGCACATTCCACCAGTTGCCAAACGGCGTTGATTTTAAGCCGTTCGACCCGTCGCATCCAGCCACTGCCTTTTCTGATTTCCAGAAGGGCATCATTCGCGGTATCGCGTCTGGCCTTGGCGTATCTTACGCTGCGCTGTCGAACGATTTGGAAGGGACATCCTACAGTTCCATCCGTCAGGGTGCATTGGAAGAGCGCGATTCTTACAAGATGATGCAGCAGTTTCTGATGGAGCATTTTGTCATCCCTGCTTACAACACTTGGTTACGTCACGTTATGGAGTTCGGTTTGATACCAATTCCGGTATCACGCTTTGACAAGTTTGCCTCTGCATCAAGTTTCCGTCCACGCGGCTGGCAGTGGGTCGATCCGCAGAAGGAAATCAACGCAGCCGTCACAGCTATGCACAATGGCGTTATGTCTATGCAGGATGTTGCTGGTCAGTATGGCCGTGATGTTGAAGAAACATTTAGCCAGTGGCAGCGTGACAAAGAAATGGCGGATGCCTTTGGCTTAGAACTAGCATTCTTCCCGTTTGGCGGGAACGAGGCAACTAAGGGTATAGACGAAGAAGAACCGATTGATTGATTGTTGCGTAATTTGGTGTTATTGTTTCGCTGAAACGCTTTTTGGAGCAACTTATGTCAGAAGTTGAAGATGTCGTAGAAACAGAGGCTGTCGAAGCTGAAGTTGCCGTAGAGGTTGAGGCCGTAGAGGCTGAAATCGTTGAAGAAGCGACTGAGGAAGAGCGCAAGTCTCCGGTAGAAGTGCTTCACCGCGCCATCCACATGCAGCCAAAAGCGATCTCGGAAGAGAAGCGCACTGTTGAGATTGCCGTATCTTCTGAACTGGCGGTTGACCGCTCGTTTGGTCGTGAAATACTGGTCCACGAAAGCCAAGCCATTGATATGGGCTTTGTTGCTTCGGGCCGTGCGCCACTGCTTCTGGACCATGATCCAGAGCGTCAGATTGGCGTTATTGAATCCGTGGAACTCTCTGAGGACCGTGTTCTTCGAGCCAAAGTCAGGTTCGGGCGCTCGGCACTTGCTCAGGAAGTTTTTCAGGACGTTGTCGATGGTATCCGGTCGAATGTGTCGGTTGGCTATCGCGTCAACAAAATGGAGCGGTCAACGACGAATAAAGATGAATATCTTGTTCGTTCTTGGTCGCCCCTTGAGGTATCTGTCGTTTCTATCCCTGCTGACCCGTCAGTTGGCGTGGGTCGTAGCGCGGCTGCTCTCGAACCCAAACCTACCATTGAACCATCCATCAAGAAGGAAGTCAAAATGACTGACGAAGTAAACTTGGATGCGGTTCGGGCCGAAGCTGCTGAAGCTGCTGCCAAGAACGCATCTGCAATCATCGAACTCGCCGCTCGTCACAACAAGCGTGACCTTGGCGATGCCGCCCTCCGTTCGGGCAAGAGCATTGAGCAATTCCGTGGTGAACTGCTTGACGTAATTGGTTCGGACACGCCGCTTGCAAACGAAAACATTGGTCTGACGAAAAAAGAAATCCGTCAGTTCTCGGTTGTTCGTGCAATTGCTGCTCTCGCAAACCCAAGTGACCGTCGCTTGCGCGAAGCTGCTGCATTCGAGTTTGAAGTCTCGGAAGCTGCTGCACAGCGTTATGGCCGTGGCGCACAGGGCGTTATGCTCCCAACCGACATTCTCGGCGTCTGGAAGCGTGACCTGAACACCAGCGATGACAACGAACTGGTAGCAACGAATTTGCTTGCTAACGAGTTCATTGACGTTCTGCGTAACTCCTCGTCCGTAATGCAAGCTGGTGCGCGTATGCTCCCTGGTCTGCAAGGCAACGTAGCAATCCCTAAAAAGACTGCCGCTGCTTCGTCGGGCTGGATCAGCACTGAAGGTGGCGCTGCCAGTGAATCTGAGGCAACTTTCGGCACAGTGTCGTTGGCTCCAAAGAACATTGGTGCATTCACCGACATGACCCGTCAGTTGATCCTCCAATCGACTCCTGCCATTGAGCAGTTGGTCCGTGACGATTTGACACAGGCTCTGGCCTTGGCAATCGACAAGGGCGCATTGGAAGGTTCGGGATCGTCCGGTCAGCCAACAGGTATCTTGAACACCTCCGGTGTCAACAAGCCAACCGCGTTTGCTGCTGCTGTACCAACCTTTGCTGAAATGGTTGCTTTGGAAACTGCTGTTGCAGAAGACAATGCTTTGTTCGGTAACTTGGCTTACATCACGGACGCAGCCACTTACGGTGGTCTGAAGACGAAGAGCAAGGACACTGGTTCGGGCATGTTTGTTCTGGAGAACGGTCAAGCTAACGGTTACAACGTAATCCGCACTCAGCAGTCAACTGCTGGTAACGTTTACTTTGGTAACTTTGCTGACTGCTTGATCGGCATGTGGGGTGGCCTCGACCTAACGGTTGATCCATACACCGCATCGACAAGCGGAACTGTTCGCATTGTTGCGCTTCAAACTGTTGACGTTGCAGTACGTCACGCAGTTTCGTTCGCATACAACAACGACACGGTATAAGAAATGTTGAGGGCTGATATTTGGAAGTCGTATCAGCCCTCGACTTCTTTGGAGAATGCTATGCAATACAAGTGCATCCGTGGCGTAATAACATCGCAAGGCCCACTAAGCGTGGGTGATGTTGCTACCCTTCCACATGGCGAAGCCTTGGTGCTTATCGCTCAAAAGAAGATTGTAATCTTTGAAGAGGCTGTCCGCGTAGCTGAAGCCCCAAAGGTTGAGCATCGCGATCCTGTCATTAAGCGTAGTCCTAAGAATGGGCGTTGAGAGCGCAGATGATATTCTCGACTTTTTTGAGGTCGATGATTTTGCAGATACTGCCACTTACACAAGAGTAGGTGGCAGTGCTGTTTCTGTGAACGGCATATTTGATGCCCCTCAAGCCAGCCGTGGCGCAACAGACCTAATGGACATTACGATTCCATCGCCGCAGTTTGTTTGCCGCACTGCTGACGTACCTTTGGCCGCTGACGGGGATGAAATCATCATTCGCTCTGTCGCCTATAACGTGCGGGTTGTTTTAACTGATGGAACTGGCGTAAGTACCCTTATTCTCGAAAAGGTATAACATGAGCCACGTTCGGCAACAGATCAGAGATTATGCTGCCGACTTGTTGGTTAGATTTATCTATGATAGGTTCGGGATTGTAATATTAGATCGTTTTAATGTGGGCCTTAAAGAGAGGCAACCACTTCAGATACTTAATACAGGAACGCTTTACAAATTCCGTCGTTACGCTCTTGATGAAGAGCGTCTTCCCGTTCTTCTTGTTTATACGACAAATGACATAACTAACTTGTCTGGTATCGGAAATCGAACACTTTTTCACAGCCTTGAACTCAGAGTTGATGTTATAAATAAGGGATCAAGCATTAATATTTTTGAAAACATCGAGCAATTTTGTGCGGAACTTAATAATGCAATTGAAGAGGACTATCAGTTAGGAGGTCTTGTCAAAAGTTGTATATTGTCGCAATCTGAATTTGATGTTAAAACGTCTGGCGAAAAAGCCATTGGGGTTGGCACAATGATTTTTGATGCTCGTTATATGACCGCAGTAGATGAATGCAGGGTATCAATCTAATGTCACACATTAATAACCAAATACGCGATAGGCTTTTTGAAATCATAAATGATTTAGCCTTTTTTTCTGGTCGCGTTTATAAGATGCGCTCTTATGCATTGGATGATGCAAAATTACCAGCCGCTGTTGTGTATACAAACAGTCAGAATAGTTCGCTTGCAACTATCGGCACAATGACGCTCATGGCTTCTCTTGAAGTTATTGTTGAGGTATTTATCAAGGGTTCAAGCGGCACTGTTGTAAACGAAATTGATGATGCTTGCGCTTTGATAGAAAATGCAATTGGCGCTGATTTCCAATTATCTGGATTGGTAAAATCCTGCATTTTGTCTAGATCAGACATCAATATTAATGTTGAGGGCGAAAAGCCAGTTGCTAATGCGCGGTTGTCTTACTCTGTTCAATATGTTACATCATTGGCTGACTTGGAGACTGCGCGATGAAGATGGTTAAGGTATATAACAAAACTGGCGATGAAATACTTGCCTGTGAGTGTGATCTAGAGCAATATCAGTCTAACGGCTGGGATGTTAAGAAGGCTGCAAAGCCAAAGGTTCAAGCAGAGAAAGTAGAGGAGTCTGAGTAATGGCTACGCACACTGGTTCAGAAGGCACTGTTCGCGTTGGACTTAATGCCATTGCAGAGATTCGTTCTTATTCTGTCGAAGAAACGGCTGATACAGTCGAAGATTCAAGCATGGGCGACGCATACCGCACTTTTAAAACCACGCTGAAGGGCTGGTCAGGATCGGTTGACGTATTCTGGGATGAGACTGACACCAATGGTCAGGTTGCTATGACCGTAGGCACAGAAGTAACCATTAACTTCTTCCCTGAAGGTGCAACGGCTGGTCAAACTGAAAAGTATTACTCTGGCACAGCTATTGTCACTGGTCGCACTGTTACTGGTAGCTTTGACGGCATGGTCGAATCCACAATCACGCTTCAAGGCACTGGTGCTTTGACGCTGTCCACCTTGGCGTAAGGACACTTAAATGGCTACTCACACTGGTTCTGAAGGCACTGTTCGCGTTGGCGCAACTAATGCTGTTCTTGAAATTCGCTCTTATTCGGTTGAAGAAACTGCCGATACAGTCGAAGACTCAAGCATGGGCGACGCATATAGAAGTTTTAAGACCACTTTAAAGGGTTGGTCAGGATCGGTTGATGTGTTCTGGGACGAGTTGGACACCACGGGTCAGGGCGCATTGGTTCCCGGTTCCGAAGTCAACGTTCGCTTCTACCCAGAAGGCACGACGACGGGCGATGTTTATTACACAGGTCAAGCCATTGTTACTGGCAAGACTATCACAGGCAGCTTCGATGGTATGGTGGAATCCACTATCACTGTTCAAGGAACAGGGGCTTTGACCAGCGCGGCTGTATAATTAAAGGATATTAATATGAGTATTGCCAAGCGTATCGCAGAGCGAACATCGAATAAGCGTCACATCGACGTTGCAGAATGGGGTGATGATGGCAAGCCAGAGAAGGTCTATTACGGCCCTCTGCTTGCTGGTGAATTGAACCGCATCCAGCGCAAGCATCCTAACTTTTTAAGTTCCACATCATT